GATGAAAAACACCCTGGGATCAGCCAGTCTTGGCGAAACAACTGGAGCCGGCTGAGTGTATTCTTCGACTATCCACCTGAAATCCGGAAGGTTATTTACACGACCAACGCGATTGAATCTCTGAATGCCAGCTTGCGGAAAGTGACTAAAACCAGACGTTCATTCCCGAACGACGAAGCCGTGTTAAAACTGCTATATCTGGCTTTACATCAAATTGCGAAGAAGTGGACAATGCCACTTAGGGACTGGAAACCGGCGATGAATCAGTTCATTATCATGTATGGTGACCGTGTATCGCTATGAGAAACAGCCACTTACACAGAAAATTTTACATACTCTCCATACCCGTTTTTTTAGTTGTCATTGGTTTGCCCTCATTAGCTTTAGTAAAACTCAAACCATTGCACCGTTGGCGCGTTCCCACTTTTCAAGTAATGTCTGGTAATCAATAGTTGGCCATACGTCATAGCCGCGTTTCTGCAGGTCGCTGTACATTAGGCGACGGCACCACTTTTTCAATGCTTCCAACACATGTGTTGCGTCTGAGCCCTCTAACCACTGCACAGATTGAATGCCGGCACCACTATTAATGTGTACTGTTTGCCTAGCTACCCAAGCATTAAGCGCTGTTTCGCTACCGTCGCGGATGAAGTCTGCACGGTGCATAAAGATCCAAATAGCTCTGATTACGCTGCGTTCATCTTTAGGGCCATCAGCAGTGCTGGGGCTGTACTTCTTACCTGGTTGCTTTTTAGTGGCTTTTTTTGGTTTAAAGCCCAGCTTTTCAAACGCGGCTAACACTGCGTGCAGCTCTGGTACCGTCATATTGGTGCAGCTGTTTTTGCCATTGCCGTAGTGTTCTAGGTTTGCGCGGTAGCTGTCATCGTCCATGCTTAGCTGAGTGCGTCCAATATGTATCTTAGCGACCAACAAGCGGCGGGCTTGCGCGGCATCAAAAACACGGCCTTTATTAGCTGTTTGTTTCATTGAAGGTTGCCCCTCTGAATAAAATGCTTCTGCATTTCCAGGCAGCAGGCGTTCCACCCTGCTTTTTGCTGGTCTTTGGCAAATTGTTGCAGCATTTCAACCACCGCTATAAGAGATCCAAACTCATAATATTTAAGTGGATCATCGTCCTTGTTCCTGCCTCCTACGTGCTCTGCCCATTGTCCCGCTGTCCAATCTGATCGAGGTCTTTTCAATATTGCTGGTATGGAACAGCTACCTTGTAACTTGATATCAGCAAAAACTCGTTGCACTCGCTCTATCAGCTCTTTCTGCAGCTGTTCTGCATCTGAGGCAGTAACTGGCCCACCAGGTAATGAAGCTGCAAAGTCGCCAATTTCACTGATAATTAAACGTTCTGCTGTATCTAACATATATTCCTCGGCTGCTCATCAGTACCTGGCCACCGCGCCAGGCAGACATAACCGCTTACGCGGCTATGTTTCGCTTAGTTAATGGCGTCTGTCAGGGCTTTGGCGGGGGTGAACTTAACTACTGTTTTAGCTGCAATCTCAATAGCAGCACCGGTTTGTGGGTTACGGCCAGTACGGGCTGCTTTTTGTGCCACTTTAAGCTTGCCAAGGCCAACCAGTGCCACTTCGCCGCCGTTTTTTAGCTCGGCTGTTACTACAGACTCCAGGCTATCAAGCCACTTATTTACGTCTGTTTTGCTTACTATACGGTCATGCGTGCCATTCATTTTTACGATAATTGCGTCTACTAATTGAGATTTGTTCATGTTTCACCTTTATATTGTTGGCTTGCTCTTCAGTACCGGGTCGCTACTTCCGATAGACGCCCGTTGCCGGACGTTTCGCTTAGATAGTTAATTCTGTCAGCTCAAGCGAGTCGTAATCTGGTGCTTCCACACTGGCGGCAATTACACGAATGCCAGGCTTTTCCGGCCAACCTTCTTCTTGAGTAAGATCTCTGCTCCAAGCTGCCCCTGCTTCTGTATTTGATTTACCAAAGTGGACTCCATCGTGGGAAAGCATTGCATTGATAAAATACAAACCTGCTAAACGGATAACTACACGCACATGCGATCCGTTTTCTTGATCAATTCTGTCATCCGAAAAACACCAAAATTGGTTAATTTCCCTAGCCAGTTCTGGCGTTAAAATCTCGTGGTCAACTTCAAGTGTTACCTCGTAGTCTTTCCAGTCGTCTTTTACTTTGTACGTTTTGATATTACTCATACTCTGCTCCCAATTTTGCCTTGCTCTGCACCATTAACACCGGCATTTAGTCTTACGTTCTGGCCCGCACCGTGCCCTTCAAAAAAGGCGCTGACATCACGCTTTTTATCCTGAGTAAGGCGCACTTCAGCCTTTTCCAGCCTGGTGAAGTGCTTTTGCTTGTAAAGCTGGATCAAGTTTTGTTCTTCTTCCGTGGGTACCAGATTGTGTACCTGGCGGCGCACGGCACTTATCCAGCCTTCGGCAAACAAATCTGCCCGGTTGGTTTTAGTGGTTAGCTTCAGCCGTTTATTCAGGCTTAGCAGGTATGCCTTGCGGGCTTTAACCAGTTGCGGGGCCAGTACTTCATAGCAGTAGGTACCAATTTCAACCCGGTCAGCAGGTCCAATAAATATCACCGTTGCACCTATGTCGCGCTTCCAAGACAAAATAGCCTTTAAGCCAAAGGCGCTTGTAATGCAGCCGGTTAGCAAATTAGCCCATAGTGGTTGCTTATCAGCCGCGTTAGCCCGCTTAATTTCCCGCTGGGTTACCTCTGACAACTTAACTTCCTGCTCACTTAACTGGTGCTCTTGCATCAGTTTTTGCGCCAGGCGCAGCGCGTTCGCTGCTTCGTGTTCGTTACCGCTTTTGGCCAGGGCCAGCAGCTTTTTAATTTTGCTTAAAATGCGTTCATCCATGGCTTAATCCTCGTCGACTGTGTAATCAGGGTGCTGCGTAACAACCAGCTGCACCTGTGTTTTTGGGCGGTCTTCAATCCAGCTTCCTAACCACGTTGGCAGGTGGTTGTCGCCAGAGCTGTCCAGGTATTCCAGCGACGAACGCACCATATGCGCGAACGTGGGCGACTCACTGGCTATTTTCAGCAGCAGCTCGTTGTCATACTCGCCATCCAGCAGCGAAATTTGGTCTATTGCAGCAACTGCGCTCATAACGACACCGCCGCTAAGTCCAGGGGAATAGGCTTGTACTGGTCGCTGTCGCCAATACGCTCATACAGACGAACATACGCCTTGCTGCCAATAACTTGGATGGCTTCACCAATGGCTGTCATAGCGCGCAGCCAGCGTTCGTCCTTTATATCCAGGCGGCGCAGGCCCAACACGCGGCCTGTGCTTATGTTGCCTTGCTTGTCAGTGTCAAAAGCGCCGTTCACAATGGCTTTAAGTTCAGCACTGGCGCTGGCTGTCCAGTCTTTCAGGCACTCGTCAATTAACGCTTTGGCGGCCTGCAGGCGTTCGTCAAAGGTGATCGTCTCTGATATAGAGCGCTGAACCTTGTAGCGGCCATCGTAGGAATACAGCGTAATGTTGCCCTTTTTACCGCCCACAACCGCTTCGTACTGCTCTGCAGACAGCTGAATAAATGCGGCGATATCAGCAAAAGAAGCCTGTTTAAATGCTGCCAGTTGCTGGTTAAGTGCCACGCCTTTGGTAATGAGTTCTTTAACCAATGCATCGCGGGTTTTATCAATGGGCTTCATCAGGCGGTCATGCGTCAGGTTGCCTTTGGCATCCATCCAATAACCCTCTGGAATAGCGGTTTGTTCAGTCATTGCTGTACTCCTGAATTTAACGTGTGAATGTGCTGCAGGTCGGTACGGATATCCGTTAAAACGCTGCTTATGCTGTCTTCAAAAAGTGGTGAAAGGCGCTCAAGTACTTGCTGCTTTAGCTCGTAGTTGGCCAATACTATGCGCGTGGGGGGCGTAATTTCAGCGGTGGGTTCGCTTTGTGCTTCTGTTTTGTTTAGCACGCTTCCTGCTGCAGGTATGTGATAAATACCATTTGCCCATTTCTTTATGTGGCCATTACTTTTCAGTTTTTCCAGCAATTGAACCGCTTCTTGGCGGCCAATATGCATCTTGTCTGAAACAGCTTTTCCACTTAAACCAAAGCTACCCGCTTCTTCTATCAGGCTAAACGCATAGCAGTGTTGCTGAGAATAATCAGATCCTGATAATGGCGATTGCACTACAGGCGCGTTTACCATCTGGCGCAAGTAATTCACCCCAGCAGGCAACATGACATAAAGATGCGACGTACCTATATGCTTAATACGCAGGTATTTCAGCTCTGCCAACTTGTCCAACATACTTTTAGCAAGCACAATTTCCAGCTTCAGGTGGCGTGCCACAGAGGTCACGGTTTCTTGTGCGTCTATCTTTTTAAACACCTGCAGCACCTGCCGCTGCAGTTTTGTTAGCTCTGGCTGGTTCATGCCGGTATCTCCAATACGTCAGCCGCCCAGGTTACAAGGCACTCATGAAACAAGGCGGCGTAAATGTTTTCTGTAATGCCCCGGCTACCGCGAACGCATATCACCGTGGCGCCTTGGGGGAACTTGTGCGGCCGTTCAATGCTAATTACCGGGCGGGTGTTGCCCAGGGCAACATCTGTTACCTGGTAGCCGCTTTTGGCCAGCTTGTGCACCGCAATTTGTGCGGTATACAGCGCGTGCTTAATCTTGTCAGTGCTATTCACGTTACACCTCCAACACCAGTGGGCCGGTTACCGTTGGCGCGCCTAAATCGGCGGCCAGGTTAAGGGCGGCGGTAAGCACGTTATGAATGGCCAGCGGGTACAACACACTAAAGTTGCCGCTGCCGGTAAGCTTGGTGCGCAGCGCGTTAATGGCGCTGTCGTCCATTACCTCTGTAAGTGCTTTGCCAGCCAGCTTAAAGCGGTGTGTTAAATAGCCTTCCAGCTCTAAATCCAACGGTTGCAACTGTATTACTTCGCAGCGTTGCACCACTTCACGCACGGCGGGGTTGCGCTCGTCCAGCTTTTGCGCCAGTTCGCTCTGGCCAATAAGCACTATGCCCAGCAGCTTGTTAAAGCCGTCTTCCAGCTCGAAAAAGCGTTTTAAGTGCTTAAGTGTTGGTATTGGCAGGCCGTGTGCTTCTTCAATAATCAACAAATGGCGGTTGCCAGCACGGTGCGACTCACGCAGCGTGTTATGCACCTGCCTAAAACGTGCTTCAGGGCTGCGTTTAGCCGCAGTACCGGGGGCAACAGTGGCCATAATGGCCTCGGCAATGTGGGCGGCTTTAAGCGTTTTGCCTTTAATGTCGTTGTCTTCCATGCCCAGTACATAAGGCTCAATTACAATAATTTGCTGGTTGTCGCGGTTGATCCATTCAATAAGGTCGCGCCGCAACGTGCTTTTACCTGCACCACTTTCGCCTACTACCGCCATAAAGCCACCGTGGCGGGCCGTTTGGCGCAGTGCTTCACGTACATAGCGGCTTTCGCTGGTTAAAAACACTTCTTCGCTGCTGCGCACTTCGTCAAACGGGTTACGGCCTAATACAAAATGACGTTTCGCGGCTGGTGTTAGTTGTTGTTTACGTAGTAGCATTAGTTGGTCCTCCACGGACTGGTCGTTTTTACGATCAGGGGCTGCTGGTACCAGCCCCGTTTCTTCTTCAAGTGCCTGGTCTGCGTCATGCTGGGCAACGCCCCGCGCAACCAGAAAATCAGATGTGTTTTCAATCAAGTACTTCATACCTGCCGCTTTACGCGGAAACTGGCCATGGTTCACCAGCTGCGCCACAGCAGCGGGGCTTAACCCCAGGTGGCGCGCCAGTTCGGCCTGGCTTTCGTTTATGTCCTGCAGTAGTTTTTTCAGCTTCAGCATTACTCACCCCCTACAACGCGCAGCGCCGCGGCCGGTTTAAGCAGTTGCTGGGCAATACCTTCCAGCGCATCTTCTTTTGCGCCCTGTGGGAAGCGTTGCACCAGCCAGGCAAAATGCTCTGGCGTCCACTTGCTGCCCAGGCGTTCGCGCAGGCGCATTGCCAGTTCAACGGTTTGTAATACTGGTGTTTCAACAGTCGGGGCTTTAAGCGTGTGTTCAGTACCACGGCGCGGCATATACGTAGGCAGCTCGGCGTCATCCAGCGGCTTGTAAGGGTTAAACCGGCCTGCTAGTGGTATGGCTTTGGCTTTACGGGCTGCATCTACCTCAGCAGCCGTACTGCTACCTGTCATTAGCTTGTCAATGTCGGCCTTGGCCGTTTGCGTTGGGGTATTCGCCTGGCTGGCGTAGCCTTCGCCATATACCGCCGAACTGGTTGCAAAGCCAAACTCGTTTTTTTCCACCCTAGGTAGTACATAGAACACTTCGTTGCCGTCAATGTCCTGTGTAACCAGCTGTGCGGCATCAGTGCGCCACGGGTTACGGGTAATAAGCACAGTTTGGCCAACCATAATCATTGGCACATCGCTAACGTCGTACTGTTCACCACCAAAGTTAACGCGCAGCTTAGGTGTTACTTTACGTTCTTCCGGTGTGGCCACAGCCAGTTCACGGCATACCGCAATGCTGGGTGCTTTAATAAGTTGTACTGCAGTAATGCGCATCCACACATTGCTGCGGGTATCGCCAGTGCGGCTGTGCTTAGCGGTAGCGTTAAACACCGCGCGCCACTGTGCTGCCAGCATGTTTAATTCGGCTAAATCGGCTACTGGCCTAAAGCGCAGGCCGCTTTCAAACTTGCGCTCAATAATGTTACGGGCGTTTTCAACCTGGCCTGTGGCCCTTGCATTGCCTGCGGCGTGGGCCAGTGCCTGAATGCCTAATGCCTTACACAGGTTTTTCGCCATAGCACTGGTGTTAGCGCTGCCAGGGTCCATATACAGTATGCGTGGCACACCGTGCAGCATATCGGCACCGCCGCGCTCCTGCATGGCGTTTATCAGTACGTTGCATAGGTTCTCGCCGCTTTCAGCGCCCATTACGTATTCCACGTAAATCCAGCCGCTGGCGTGGTCTGTTATTTCGTAGCTCCACACTCGGTCAGCCATTACACGCGCCACATTCGCTGGTTTGTTTTTGTAAAACTCGGCGCCATCCATTACGTGCAGGCCGTTTGGGCCCTTGTTCGGCTTTAAGTAGTACAACACGCACAAGCTGGCATCTATTTGCCACACGTGGTTAGGGTGCAGGCTGGCCATTTCCACGTGTGGATCTGGCTGGCTTAACTGTTCAGGGTGCACACCATAGCTGCGCATAGCGCGGCGTATGGCGTCGTAACTAAGTGGCTGCACTTCGCCGGTGTCGGTGTTAACACGCTCTGCCTGCAGCAGGCCGTTAGCGCGCAGGTGATCAACGGCATCATTAAGGCTATACAGGCGTTTGTTATTGCCGCGGCGGCTTTCCATCATTACCCCGGCAATTAACAGTGCTTCGTCACGGGTTAAACCGTGCTGGCCATTGTCGCTGCGGCGCTTACGTGGGGCTTTAACCGTTAACGTGGCTAACTTGCGGTGCACGGTGGCCTTGCTTAGCTGCAGTTCTGCAGCTGCAGCGTCTATTAGCTCACCCTTAGCGCCGTGGCCTGCACTGCGCACCGCTTTGGCCAGTGCCGTTATGCGTTCATTAATAACCGGGTTCATAACTACTGCTCCAGCTGGGCTTGCTGTGCAGCCACCAGCGCTTCAGCATTCGCCAGTGCGTCTGCAGACATCCAATCCGGTTCGCCGCCGGTTAAGTTGTCTGGCAGGTCAAATTCATCCCGCAGTGCGTTTATGTGGTTTTCCAGTACCTGCAGCAGGCCAGCCATATACTGGCGCTGGTCGGTGCCGTGCTCTTTGCCCGCTTCGGCCAGGGCTTCAAATGCTGGCTGCAGCTTCACTTTAAACAGGCTTTGTGCTTCGCTGAAAAAGCTACCGGCTTCAACGTGCAACTGCTGCATTACGGCATCAGGGGTTTGCGTTTGTATGCGGCGGCGGGTTTTTTCAAGTTCCAGGCGGGTGTCGTCCAGCTCTTTGCTTTTTTTCGCCAGCAGTTCGCCCTGGGCTTCATGGTCGGCTTTGGCTTCTTCCAGGCTGTTTAACAACTCGGCCTTTTCAAAGGCGTTTTTGCTAATGATCTCTTCGGCCAGGTCTATAAACGTTTCTCTGTCGCCGGTTTTAGCTACTTCAATCAGCGCTTCTTTCTGGTCAGCAGGCAGCTTGCGGTACTGGCGCATTTCGCGGTAGCCAATGCCCATACGGCTCATACTTTCCAGCGCTTCCTCGCCAAAGGATCTTAAGTTTGCTATGTCCTGGTTAGCTTTTTCATCGGATACACCCAGCAAGGTGCAGAACTCCATCCAGGTGCCTTTCAGATCCAAACCGTTTGGAGTTTTCTGGCCTGCAATCGCCTTGTAAAGCTTGTTTTCCTTGACGAAGGCTAATTTAGAAGCCCAAACCGTTTGGGAAAATTTACCAAACGCATCGGCCATTTGAGCTTGGCCCAACAGCTGGTTTACCAAAGCGTGATCTTCAGTAACCACACTATTTAATGTGGCAGCAGTGTTCTGCACCTTGCTGGATAGCTCCGCCAGGGCTTTATTGTGGGTATGTTCTTCAGCCGCAGCGTGAAAGGTATCGTCAACCTCCAATGCGGGTGCAGTGTGCAACGTTTCCATGTCCAGGGCTGCGGCTTCTAAATCGTCCATTTCTACTGTTGTTGCGGTGTTTTTCTTAGCTGGCATGTGTGTTCCCCTTAAATGCTACCGGCGGCTACGCGCTGGTTTAGTTCGTTAATGCGGTTGGTGGCGCGGCTTATTTCAGTGGCATGCGCCTGGGCTATTTGCAGCGCAGCCACGCTAAGCGCATAGCGGCCGCTGTCTAGCTGCATGGCCATACCCTCGGCCACTAAAGTGTTTAAGCAGCGGTTTACCGTAGCCGGGCTTTCGTTTAGCGCCTTGGCTAAGTCGCCGTTGCTTAGTCCGGTAAGGCTGTGGCCCTTTAGGGCTTTAAACACGCGCAGTACCTTCTGGCCGCTGCCACTAATGCGGGTTTGGTCTGTCATACAAATAGCTCCAGTTCTGGCTGCTGCAGCTTGCCCGCTTCGGCGCGGTGGTACGCCAGGTTCTCTATCAGCAGGGTTAAGTGGTCTATAGCGTCTTGCTGGCTGCATTCGCCGCTGTGCAGGGCCAGCAGCTTGCCCATTACTTCGCCGCAAAACATATTCAGTTTCACCAGCTCTTTGTGCTCAGCCTTGCGGCCGCGCGGCATGGGTACCAGCATCATGTTTAACGAGTGCGCCATGTACTGAATGGGGTAAACCCGGTGGCAGGTTTCCATAAACGGTATTAGCAAATTGGTTGGCATGGTGGCGCCGCCTAAGTACTTGTACAGGCTGTCTGTGCTGCAGCCCATGCGGTCGGCAATGCGTGGCACGCTTAGCTGTTTGGTAGCACAGGCAAAGTCTTTGGTTAGCTGCAGGCTCTCTGTAAGGCTGCGCGGTATAACCTGGTTCCAATTCTTACGGCTCATTGGAAACACCCCACCTTAACGTCGCTCCAAAAATACACATTGTTTGGAACGCCAAACGGCGTCAGGCTTGCCGCATCTGAAATTTGTTCAATAACGGCGACCACAACATGCATACCAATACAAACGCGAATGAACTGCTGGTAACTGAAGAGCTGCGAATCTGGCTTGGCTTGCCCCACAACATAGCCAACTACGGGGTAAGCCATAAAATTGATATTGCGCAGGTACGCTTCCTGCTGGAAAGCCTGCTGGCCCAGCCCATGGCGCAACGGGCTTTGTTGGTTACTGTGTTGCTGGTTAGCAACGACAGCGTGTTGTTGCAATTGCTGCAGTGGTTTAACTGGTGTTGTACGCATAAAGCCGCTCCTGGCCAAAAAACAATGAACGAGTTAGTAACGAACTGGCTGTTAGCGCCTTACGACGCCAGCAACTGCTGTAACTCGGCTTGTTTAGCGGTGCGGGCATTGCCTTTTGGCAGGCGGCCTTTGCGATAGCTGTCTACATCGGGGAATACCTCGGTAACTGGTTTCTCCAGTACTTTGGCAATGGCTGTGGCAACGCCTTTAGACGTGGTGCGGCGGTAGCACACTCCGCTAACTACGTTGGCGTTAACGTCCAGGGCTTCGCCAATCATGGCAAAGCTGTAGCCTTTGTCGTAAAGCGCTTGTTTAATGGCTGTGGCTTCCATAAGATACCTCTTGCTGGTTTTGGTTTGGCAGCGCTGCAACGCTGCTTTAGTGTTAGTACAAGTTGATTATTGAGCGGATATCCGCTCATGTCAACAATTAATTGTGTGGAAATCCGCCCATGATAGGAGAGCGCCTTAAACAGGAGCGTGAAAGACTTGGCTATACGCAAGAAAATTTCGCGGCCGCAGCTGGTGCAAAGAGACGCACACTGGTCGATTGGGAAAGGTCAGTTTCCTCGCCTACTGCTGTTCAGTTAGGGGAGCTGAGTAAGATTGGTGTTAACGTAAACTATATCGTTACTGGCGAGCGTGAGCCTCGGCCAGAAAGCTACTATTCAAACCGAGAAGTTGAAGACGCAATGCACGAATGGTTATCTGATGCTAAGTCGCTTGGTGCAATTGAGATTGATAGCAGACAAACTTACGAATTTCTTTTGAGCTTGTTCATGAGAAATGTTGCCAAAGTTACAGGTGCGAAAAGTAGTACCATAACGGCAGATATACGTGACAATAAAACGGGTTAACGCCTGAATTGGATAATGTTATCAAGCTCTTTATGCTGTCGCGGCGAAGCATGCTTTAAGAGCGAATCCATTTCCTAAAACCATAGCTCTTTGGCTTTCATTTTATCGTAACTGGGAGGCATGCAGTCAATCTGATCTCGCCAGGCTGAGAGTGCTTTAACTTTTTCACTAAAGGTGGCTTCAGTGTTTAATGCAGGGGGAAGTGGAAGTTGATTGTGGCTACAGGCTTTACTCAAAACCCATAAGCCACTCAAACAAGCAGCTATTAAGGCTACTACGATAAGAGTTGTTATCATATTACTGCCTTACGTATTTTTTCTTTTACTGCGGTAAACAGCGGGGTCATTAAAAATGCAAAGTAACCAACGTTTACAGTGTTTACAATAACTCTAAACGCAGCCCCCATAAGGTTAATTTCGAAAACAATCATGTCTAAGTATCGCAGGCTTTGCACAATGCACATAGCAACCATGCTCAACAGACAGCTCATTGCTACAAAGTCTATTTTTATTCGCTCATGAGAATGTATTTTGTAAATGATGATGGCACTCAAAATGTTACATATAGCCCATGTTGGGTACCAAGCATGCTTAACAAAGCCAGCATAGTCATCAACTAACGCAACCAATTTCGGCTCTATAACCATCATTACCAGATTGGCTATGATGGTTATAATAGCCGCGATAAAATAAGATCTAGTACCAAGCTTAATGCCATATACCGCAATTACTGCGATTAGATACGCCACCCAAATGTGGTTGTTAAACTCATACAGGAACTTCGAGTATTCCATTACATCATCTCAAATTTAACTAGGTTTTTACTGGGTAATCGTTACCGCTGCCACTACCCATTGTTTGCACTGGTGGGTCATTTCCATTTCCATTACCAAGCGGTTCTGCCGGCGTACCTTCCTCGGATTCAAGTAACGCGGTTGCTTCTGCAGATATTGATACGGTGTCTGCAGAACTTGTTGGAGGCTTTGGTGGGTCATTGCCACTTCCGCTACCCAGCGGTGTTACCGTGTTGGTTTGTTGAACTTGCGGCTGGTAAGCACTGCCACTAATATTTTCAATGCTCATAAACGTATCTCCAGTGCGTTATTGCACAGCAAAACTTTATCACAACATACACCAAAGTCTGATAGTTGCCTCTTTTAGGAATTTGATTTTTCCTGACAAAAACATGATATTTCAGTGTTTTCGCTTAAATATTGTCCAAGCAGCTTTTTTTTTATTGAAGTAAGCTTGTTGCATGGGTAAAAAGTAACCGTGTTTATTAATAAGGAAATTTATATGACTGAACAGATCCAACAAAACAGTAGCAAAGAAGTTTTACCGGGCGATGGCGCTGCACAGTTTTTGCGTGTGGTAGCATTATTTTTATTTATTGCTTGCTTAGGTGCTGCGGCATTGAGCGCTTTTAGTGAAGAGCAGTTCATTGTAGCGGCAGCCTGTGCATTAGCTGGCTTTACGGTGTTGGCTGTATTCTATGTACTTGCGGCGATTTGTGAAAATGTTCTGCTAATAGCAAAGAACTCAATAAAGAACGAGTCTAAATAATGACAGAACAAAAAACACAACTACCACCATCACCAGAACAGATGGCACTGGATATTACTACTGCTTTGATAAGTGCTGGTATCTTAAAAGGCACTGGATTACACGACATGAACAATGCCGATTCCACTATGCGGTATTTGAAGCGAGTATATGAAGCTGCTCTGAAAGAATTCAAAAAAGTTTAGCCCCCGTTCAAATTACATTCCGTAACCCACATGGCACCTTAGCAGTTGATCTCACTGCTAAGGAACCGCCATGCCATTTCTACGCACCTTTGCTTTACCCCGTTTAACCCTGTGGGCCATTGTGGCCGTAATACTGCTGTTTGCCATTGCAGTGGTAAGCCCGCAGCAACTGCCAGTTGTGCTGTACAAGCTGGCCCTGGTAACGCTGGCCTGTGTGCTGGGTTACTGGCTCGACCGCACGCTGTTTCCGTATGACCGCCCGCACACTTATCAGGAATATGGCGAAGACCTGATCCCCCGCGGTTTAGCCATGCTACGCCGTGCGCTTATTGTGCTGGCCTGTGTGCTTGGCCTGACGTTGGGGCTTTAGGTATGAAAAGACTGCTCATAATTCTAGCATCGAGTTTAGCCGGGCCTTCGTGGACAATGCCGGTTATCGCAGATGAGATACCGCGTGAAGCGACAATTCATCAGCGCACGTTAACCCGTTCCGCCCATGCGCACTGGGGCCTTAATGCCCCGTTGGCTACCTTTGCCGCACAAATTCACCAGGAAAGCCGCTGGCATGTCGGAGCCAGGTCGCCCGTTGGGGCCGAGGGCTTGGCGCAATTTATGCCTGCCACCAGCGAATGGTTTGCCAGCATTAACCCGCGGGACTTAACCACAGCCCAGCCCTTTAACCCCGCCTGGTCAATGCGTGCCCTGGTGCTTTATAACGCCTGGAACCACAAGCGCATTGTTGCGCGTGATAACTGCAACCGCTGGTCGTTCACCTTAAGCGCCTATAACGGTGGCTTAGGCTGGGTACAACGTGACCAGGCACTGGCGTCAGCTTCGGGTGCTGACTCGCTGGTGTATAACGCAGTTGCGCCTTTTAACGCAGGGCGCAGCGCGGCCAGCATTTCAGAAAACAGACACTACGTAACCACCATTATTAACCAGTGGCAGCCGCTGTATGTGCAGGCTGGCTGGGGCCACGGGGTGTGTTATGAATTTTAAGAAACATCTGCTAGCTGCTTTGGCCATTATCGCTGCTGTGTTAGCGGTGGTGGCCATCGCCCAGCTTGGCCTTAGTGCCATTAAGCAAACCAGCTATGACGCTGGCTACAGCGCCGCCGAGGCAAAGCAGGCAACAGCCGTGAACACCGCCCTGGCAGAGCAACAACGCACGCTGCGGGCCGAGTTTACACGCCAGCTAACTAACGCCAATAACGCCGTAACTGCGCTACGTGCCGTAAACCGCGACATAGCGCAGCGCGAGCTGCTGCTACGCCAGGAGATTGATTATGTTACTACCCATTACCGGCAAAGCCCTGCTGCAACGCCTGAGCCTTTGCCTGCTTGTATTTTTACTCATGGTTTTGTCAGCGTGTACAACGGCGCCATCAGCCCAGGTGGTGCCGCTAGTGCAGCCATGCCCGCCGCTGATACTGCCGCCGGAACTGACACAACGGCCAGCGCCGCCACCGCTATTGAAGCCGACAAGCTGCAACCCAGCAACATCCAGCAACGCGACATCTTGCACCACATTGCCGGTTACGGCAGCCGGTGCCAAGCCATTGAAGCCCAGTTAAACCAACTGCTGGACTACTTAGAAAGCATTAACAACAAGGGGGCTGTGTGACAGTTCAGGTAGATTTTTGGCAGCTGGTACTGCTGCTTATTTCGTTTTTTGGCGCCTGTGCCTGGGCATTTAAATTGTTACTCGGGCAAACGCAGCGCCATTTAGATGACCGGTTTAGTAATGTCAGCCTACGCCTAGACAGCATTGAAGTGGCCAATAAAGAAGAGGCCGCCCAGTGGGCCCGCGTAGAGCGGGAGTTAATGGAATTAAAAGCCGAACTGCCGCTTAACTATGTGCGACGCGAAGACTATATCCGCGGGCAATCAATTATTGAGGCCAAATTGGATGGCCTTGCTGTAAAAATTGAAAACAACCAACTGCGAAGCCTGTTACCAGGTGGAGGAAAATAATATGTCGCAAATAGATACCGCTAAAATTCGCCGTGAAAGCCTGCGTTGGCTGGTGTTGTTAACGCTTAATAATGCCCGGCCTATTGGTGCATACGAAGGCCCAATATTGTCGGTGGCGCAATCAGAATACCCGGATGCAACTGCACTGGAGCTACGCCGTGAAATGGATTATTTGTTCGACCGCAAGCTGATAGACCTGAAAAAAGAGCCATCAGGCCGCTGGTTTGCTGATCTTACCCGCTACGGTACCGACATTGCCGAGTACACCATTGACTGTGCGCCTGGCATTGCCCGCCCAGCTAAGTACTGGTGACAGCTATGGCGCGTAAATCCTCAATAGACCGGCTACCCGATGTAGTAAAAGCCTATATTCACGGCAAGCTGGCAGACAATAAGTTAACGCTGGATGAGCTTATAGCTGATTTGCAGCAGCAGTTTCCGGAGGAAGCGGAGTCTGGCGATTTGCCCAGCCGCAGTGCGGTTGGCCGCTACGGCCAGAAGCTGGAACGGCGCTTAGCAGCAATACGGGCCAGTACTGAAGCGGCCAAGATTATCCGCGACCAGGCAGGCGATAGAGAAGACGCGCGCTCAGAAGCGTTAACGGCAATGATCCAGTCTGAGCTGTTTGAATCCATTATGAACCTACAGGACGTCAGCAACGAAGATATGTCGCCAGCCGAGCGTGTGGGCCTGCTGGCAGACGCCGCCAAGAACATTGCCACGCTAACCCGCAGCAGCGTAACGCTGAAAAAGTACCAGGTTGAAGCTGAAGAACGTGGGCGCAAGCTGCTGCTTGATGAACAAAAAGCCAGGTTAGCGGCAATGGAAACTAAAGGCGGCGTTACTGACGAAACCCGCGCCGCCATTCGTGAAGCGCTAGGGATAAACTCATGACCAAAACCAGGGGCAACGCCAAGTGTATTCCGGCTAATAAAGCCGGGATATTTTTGCCGTTTCAATCTAAGTGGATAACTGACAACAGCCGCTTAAAGCTGATGGAAAAGTCACGGCAGATTGGTTTGTCCTGGTCTACCGCTTATGCAGCCAACGAACGCACAGCAGCTGCAGGTGCGAAGCATGACCAATGGGTAAGTAGTCGCGATGACCTGCAGGCCCGCTTGTTTGTTGAAGACTGCAAAATGTGGGCAGGCATTATGAACCTGGCAGCCAAAGATTTAGGCGAGCAGGTTATTGACCCCAAAGACAGAATATCCGCCTACGTGTTGCAGTTCGCCAGCGGTAAGCGCATTCACTCAATGAGTTCAAACCCGGATGCTCAGGCCGGTAAACGTGGTGGCCGTATTCTAGACGAATTTGCCTTGCACCCGGACCCGCGCAAGCTGTGGTCTATTGCTTACCCCGGCATTACCTGGGGCGGTAATATGGAAGTGATTTCAACGCACAGGGGTAGCCACAACTTTTTTAACCAGCTAGTGCGTGAAGTACGCGAGAACGGCAACCCCAAAGGGATCAGCCTGCACCGCGTAACGCTGCAAGACGCGTTAGACCAAGGCTTTTTGTTCAAGCTGCAACAGATGCTGCCTGCAGACGATGAACGCCAGGCGATGGATGAAGCGGCGTATTTTGACTTTGTTCGCTCTGGCTGTGCCGATGAAGAGTCGTTTCAGCAAGAGTATATGTGTAACCCCGCTGATGACGATGTGGCGTTTTTAGAATATGACCTTATTGCATCGAGCGAATACCCCGCTAACGCCAACTGGACAGCACTGGAAGGCGGCAGGCTTTACGCTGGCATAGACATTGGCCGCAAGAAAGACTTAACCGTGCTGTGGATTGTAGAGCAGCTGGGCGATGTACTGTACACCCGGCACATAGAGCGCATGCAAAACATGCGTAAGAGTGACCAAGAGGCCATTATGTGGCCGTGGCTGCAGCGCTGTGACCGTATTTGTATTGATGCCACCGGCTTAGGTATTGGCTGGGCAGATGATGCACAGGACTACTTTGGGGTTAACCGGGTGGAGGCCGTTACCTTTACACCAAAAGTAAAAGAAGCCCTGGCATACCCGATTCGTGGCGCAATGGAAGATCGCAAGCTACGCATACCGCACGACCCCAAAATACGCGCTGACCTGCGCCAGGTAACCAAGCAAGTCACCGCGGCCGGCAATATCCGCTTTGCTGCAGAACGCACAGTGGATGGCCACGCCGATCACTTTTGGGCATTGGGCCTGGCGATACATGCTGCCAGCCAACCCAACGCCCCTATTGACTTTCAATCCACCGGACCACGACCCAGCCAGGCGGGGTTTGATGGCCAGCGCAGCGCAATAATTACCGATGTTGGTTTTGGTTCGGTATCAGGCAATAACGACTTTAGAGGCTACTAACATGGCAGAGAATAAAAAACCGATTATGGAAGAAGTTGCCACCACGGCCGATGGTAAAGACGTTACCCGAGGTTACTTAGACCCGCTTAGCATTCAGCCGGTAAACGATAGCGTGCTGACCCTACGTGGTGGTGGTGATTTTAAGATTTACAGTGAGATCCTACGGGATGACCAGGTGGCCACCAGCTTTAACCAGCGCCGCCTGGCGGTGGTCGGTAAAAACTGGCAAGTGGAAGCCGGTGGAACCAGTCGCAAAGATAAAGCTGCCGCAGATTACCTGCGTGAGCAGCTACAGAACATAGGCTGGGACAATGTTACTGACAAAATGCTGTACGGGGTGTTTTATGGCTTTGGTGTTGCTGAAGCCATGTATGTACGTGACGGCCAGCATATTGCGTTGGCAGACGTTAAAGTACGTAACCGCCGCCGCTTTGGCTACGATGGGTTAAACCGTTTGCGTATGCGAACGCCCGCCCAACCGATGGGGGAACTGTTGCCGGCGCGTAAGTTCTGGAATTTTAGCTGTGGTGCGGATAATGACGACGATGCCTATGGCTTGGGCCTTGGCCACTGGCTGTACTGGCCGGCTTTCTTTAAGCGCAACGGTTTAAAGTACTGGCTGCTGTTCCTGGAAAAGTTTGGCCAGCCTACGGCAGTAGGTAAATACAACGCCAATAACACCGACCCAGCGCAAAAACAGAAATTACTGCAGGCATTGCAAGCCATAGCCACTGACAGTGGCATAACGGTACCTGAAGGCATGATAATCGAGCTGCTGGAAGCCAAACGCAGCGGTACCGGTGACTATGCTACGTTCTATGACAAAATGGATGCAGCAATTTCAAAGGTGGTACTTGGCCAAACCGCCAGTACCCAGGGCACGCCTGGCCGCCTGGGTAACGACGAGCTGCAATCTGATGTCCGGCTGGACATTATCAAAGCTGACGCCGATCTGGTATGCGAGAGCTTTAACCGTAGCATAGTGCGCTGGTTAGTCGACTGGAACTTTCCTGGCGCCATGCCACCCAGGGTTTACCGCAAAGTTGAACCAGACGAAGACACCGCTAAACGCGCCGAACGGGACAGCAAAGTATTTGGCATGGGGTATAAACCCTCGCTGCAATATGTACAGGAAAACTATGGTGATGGGTGGGAAGAAAAACCCCAGACACCGCCCCCGGCAAAGACTTCAGCAACACCGCAGTTTGCTGCAGCTGATATGCCAGCACCACAGCAAATGTTGGAACAAACCCGCACAACATTGGCGCCGGCCACTAACGCCTGGATAAACCAGGTACGTGAACTGGCCAACAGTGCCAGTGATATGGAAGACCTGCGCGACAAGCTGCTAACGGCTTACCCGGATATGTCACTGGAGCAATACGCTGATGCGTTGGCTAACGCTACTGTTGCCGCAAACCTTGCTGGCCGCGATGACGTTAAACCAGGTGCAAACTGATGGCCAGCGTCAGTTACGGTTCGGTACCGTTCGCGGAGCAAATTGCTTTTTTTCGTAAAAAGCTGAATATCCCCACAACAAGCTGGACAGATATTTATAACCGCGAAAACGACTACGCGTTTGTTGTCGCCGGTGCGAACCGGGATGACTTGCTGGCAGATTTTAGAACCGCAGTTGATAAAGCCATAGCCGATGGCACTACGCTGGAGCAGTTTCGCAAAGACTTTGACAGCATTGTGGCCAAGTACGGCTGGGACTATAACGGCGGCCGCGAATGGCGTAGCCGGGTAATTTATGAAACTAACCTGTTTAGCAGCTATAACGCCGGGCGCTACGAGCAGCTGCAGGCACAAACAGCCGCGCTGCCTTACTGGCGGTACCGGCACAGTGACGCGGTAGAAGACCCACGGCCAGAGCACCAGGCGTGGGATGGCTTGGTATTACGTGCCGATGATCCGTGGTGGCGCACGCATTACCCGCCCAATGGCTGGGGCTGCCAATGCTATGTTGAGGGTTTAACTGAAGATGATTTGCGCGCCCAGGGCAAAACCGGCCCGGATAAAGCCCCGGCGTTAAATATGCAAACCCAGCTGATTGGTAAGCGCAGCCCAGACGGCCCGTTTGAAGTGCAAGTACCTGCTGGTATCGATCCGAGCTTTGAACATGCGCCAGGGCAAAGCCGGCTGCAAAGTGCCATACCACCAGAGCGGCCAGAGCCAGCAATTGACGGCGCTACCGGAGGGCCAGGGCTACCTAATGTCAGAGCCACTGACGCCTTGCCAGCAGCCCGCAACGTGCCTGCAGAAAGGCTATTGCCAAAAGGTTTGCCCGATGCCGATTATGCCAGCGCGTTTTTGGCAGAGTTTGGTGCTACGCTGCAGCAGCCTGCAGTATTTAAAGACGTGTTAGGCAGCGCGCTGGTAATGGGCAGTGAGCTATTCACCACCCGTAAAACCGGCACCCTAAAAGCCGATAAGCGCGAGCGCGGCCAATACTTACCCCTGATGGCAGAGGCCATTAAACAGCCTGATGAAATTTGGGTGCGCATGGAATACCACAACGCCAGTGGTAAAACGGTAGTAAGACGGCGCTATATCGCTCGCTTTACGATACCTGGGCAGAACGTACCGGCATTGGCAGTATTTGAGTGGGGTAAAGACGGTTGGTCAGGTATTACTACGTTTAACCCGGATACGGATATTAATGATTTGCGCGTGGGTGTTAGGGTTTACCGAAGGGAGTGACCGCCAGCCGACACTGGCGGAACCGGTGTAGTTGGAGGTCCTATATTGTCGGGAACAGACCTACACCAGCAACCTGAATTATAGGAGAGAACATGGCAGGCGTAAAGGCAGTAATAACATCAGACATTGGCCCCAAGCTGGCCGGGCTTATTCAAAACGTTGAACATCCGGCACCGTTGTTTGGCGTAATTAACGAGTACTTGCTGCAAGCACACCGTACCCGGTTTAAACAACAAGTGTCGCCAGATGGTAAAGCCTGGCAGGCTTTGTCGCCACGCTACGCAAAAACCAAACGACGTAACGCGGATAAAATCCTTACTTTTCGCGGGTTCTTGCAGGGCACACTGCGCGGCCAGTATGACGATAAAGGGCTAGAGTTTGGTACCAACAGCCAGTATGGTGCCATACATCAGTTTGGTGGCGATATAAAACGCAAGGCCAGCCAGCGCGACCTGTACTTTCGCCAGGGCAAAGATGGCAGTGTAGGCAACCGCTTTGTGAAAAAGAAAAAAAGCAACTTTGTGCAGACGGTGAATGTGGGGCCATACACTATTCGCATACCGGCACGCCCCTGGTTGGGCACCAGTAAAGCCGATGAGGCGACAATATTGCAAAAAACACAACGCTACCTGCAAAATGCTATAGCCACCAGAAACGCACTGTAAGCGATTTAAAGCCCTTTAGTGCTGTCACCGTGTGACAGCACCCCCTAAACCCCGCTTGTAAACGTTTATAAATGCCTTTACGCCATCTTTAAAAGTTTAGCCCCCGTTCAAAAGACACTGAAACCAGAAAAACATACGCTGACCTCTGAAACCTGAATTATTAATTGGGAACCAGAGGCCAGCATGCCAACCCCGAACCTACTAGAAATTTTTAAAACCGGAAAGCGTACTGATAGTAAGGGCCGTCAATGGGACTTTACCGACAGCGTTATTGACGAAGTCGTTAGTGGTTATGATCCGGCAGTGTTTTCTGCCCCACTTGTGGTTGGCCATCCATCAATGGACGCCCCGGCTTATGGCTGGGTTAACAGCCTGAGCCTGGATAACACCATTCTTAAAGCCGAACCAGTAGACGTTGAGCCTCAATTTGCCGCCCTGGTAAATGAAAAACGTTTCCCAAAAATTTCAGCCAGCTTTTTTCCACCAGAACACCCAGCCAACCCTAAGCCAGGTAAATGGTACCTGCAGCATGTTGGCTTTTTAGGCGCGCATGCACCTGCAATTCCCGGACTGAAAGCTGCGTCTTTTGGTGCCAGCGGCGCCGACGATGTAGTGACAGTGGAGTTTGCCGCCAGTGATATGGACGTGCTGTGGTCATTAAGCCGGCTGGCTCGCGGGCTACGTGATTGGATGCTGGAAAAGTTTGGTTCAGATGAAGCTGACAAAGCACTGCCAGATTACGTGGTGCAGGAGCTGGAAACGCAACGCGAGCGGGAACGTATTTCAGATGTACATACGCCGGGGTTTGCTGCCCCACAAAACCAACCAACGGAGGAGCCCACAGTGGACCCTAATAAAGATAAAAAAGCAGAGCAGCAAACTGCAGATTTTGCTGCCCGCGAATCCAGCCTGGCAGAGCGTGAACAAGCCCTGGCAGATAAAGAGAGTAAAGCCCGGCAAGGTGAAATTGCCAGCTTTGCAGCTCAGCTGGTAGCAGACGGTAAGTTGCTGCCGCGCGAAGAAACCGGTGCAGTGGCGTTTATGGCCAGCCTGACCGAAAGCGACACAGTGTCTTTTGCAGCAGCAGATGGCAAAACAGAGCAACAACCACAGGCTGACTGGTTCCGGGATTTCTTAACCGGCCTGCCGCCACGGGTTGATTTTGCAGAGCGCGGTGCCGCAGGTGATGAAACAAACGTGGCATCGTTCGCCGCTCCGGCCGGTTACTCGGTCGATGAAGAGCGTTTAGCGCTGCACAACAAAGCGCTGGCCTATCAGGCACAGCATAAATGTGATTACAACACTGCCATTAGCGCAGTGAGCTGAGGAAGCGACAATGCAAAAAATTAGCTTATTAACGCTGACTGTTATCGCCACCGCGGCATTAACTGCAGAGCGGTTTGTAACAGGTGCCGGTGTTACCTCAACTGCGGCAGGTAATAGCTTGGGCGTAACCCGCTCTGATGCTGCTGTAGGCGAAGCGGCACCAGTTGATGTGATCGGCACTGCTGTTGTTGTTGCCGGCGGCGCTGTTGCTGTCGATGGACTCGTGGAGGTAGGTGCTGATGGAAAAGCGGTGGCTAAGACCGCTGGCGTTACTGTCGGCCGCGCTTTAACAGCCGCCGCCGTTGATGGTGACCGGATTGAAGTTTTATTGATTCCTAACTAAGGGGAAAACCATGCCACAAATGAATAATGGTCAGGTACGGGTAATTGACCCAATCCTGACAACACACGCCCAGGGCTACAAACAACCAACGTTAGTAGGCTCTAAATTGTTTCCTCGTGTACCTGTTGGCCAGCGCGGCGGCCAGGTTATTGAGTTCGGTAAAGAAGCATTTTTACTATACAACGCACGGCGCGCACCTGGCGCAGGTACCAAACGGGTGCAATTCGGTTATCAGGGCAAGCCGTATGCTCTGTTGTCTGATTCACTGGAAGGCGTGGTTCCGCGCGAACACATCGGGGAAGCAGCTGTTCCTGGCATTAAACTTGGCCAACGCGCGACCAATAACGTGATGCGCAGTCTGATGTTAGCTCTGGAACACGAACAGGCTGCTTTAGCCCGTAACCCTGCTAATTACGATGCAAACCACAAAGTCGACTTAGCGGCGACAAAATGGAGTAATCCCGACAATAGCCCGTCAGATGACATTGAAACCGGCAGAGAAGCTATCCGCGCCAGTATCGGTGTTTACCCTAACGTGGTGCTGTTGTCAGCCAAAGCTTTTGCAGCAGCTAAAAACAACCCGCATATCGTTGAACGCTTTAAGTACACCTCTAAAGAATCAATCACTGCAGAAATGCTAGCCAGCCTTTGGGATGTTCCTGAAGTGGTTGTTGGTGGTGCGGTGGTAGCTGATCAGCAGTCAGGTGATTTCTCTGATGTATGGGGTAACGACGTCGTAATGGCTTACGTTGCGGCTGAATCGGGCGACTTGAACATTGAAGAACCGTCTTTCGGCTACACCTATACCCTGGATGGCAACCCGCTGGTTGAACAAGCCTACTACGAAAACAATGCCAAGAGCTGGATGTACCCGGTGACGTATGAACGCAGCCCGGTACTAAGCGGCATTACCGCCGGCTATTTAATGCAAAACGTGGTGTAAACAGCTAGCCCATTAACGTGTGTTGATAAGCCCCGGCTGCCTGTTCAGCCGGGTGCAGAGGTAACAAAAATGAGACAGTTTCATATAAATAGCCCAATAAAGCTGTTGCTTAAAAGCGGCTTATTGGGATTGCCAACAGAAGTGGCTGAGCCATTTTTGCTGTCTGGCAGCCTGGTACCCGTTCTTTCTGGAAATGAGGCTGACGAGCTGGCTGCCATTGAGCAGCAAAAAGCCCTTACTGAAGAGCTGACTGCTGCAAATGCCACGCTGCAGGAACAGCTTGCCGCGTTACAGGCAGAAGTAGCTGGCAAATTAAAAAAGATCGCAGCTGGCGAAGAATCCAGACTGCAAGCTGAGCAGGCAGCCAAAGCAGCTGCAGAGGCCCAAATTTCTGCAGAGGCAGAAGTTGCCAGGCTGCAGGCCGAGCTTAAAGCCGCGACCGCTAAAGCGCCGGCTAAAACCGATAGCAAACCAAAGTAAGGAGCTGATCATGGCCGAGCAGTTAATACAGCCAAAAATAACCGGGTATCGCCAGTTAAATGACGAAGAAGCCCAGTTAATGAATCTGGTTAAAGCGAAAGGCCAGGAGTTTGGCGCCTTGCTTAATAAAGTTGAAACCTACCTGGCCGCGCAGCGCCTTGATGCTGAGCGCGTAAGCGCTGGCCCTGAAGGTACTGATTGCGATACTGGCAAAGCCGAACTGGCACGCATTGAAGCTGCGCAGCCAGGCCGCTGGTTGAACATTGGCCGCACTGATTTGCAAACCGGTGTAATGGCCGTTATTCGTGCCATTGCGCAGCCGGGTGGATTTTAACCATGTATATCAGCCTAGCGCAGTTAGCCGCCCGCCCTGGTGCACAGGAACTTGCCCAAGTGGCCACACCGGCGCAATCGCGGGTAGTGAATACCGATTTAATGCTGGCCACGCTAAACGGTGCAGACCGCAGCGCCTGGCCTGCTGATGAAATCGCTGTTGCTGATGCAGCCCTGGCGCGCATTAACGACGCCATTGCTGATGCCGTAGCGATGATAGACGGCTTTCTTGGCCGCCGTGGTTACCTGCCGCTTAACCCGGTACCGGGCATTGTTACCACCTGGTGCCGGGCTATTACCCGGTACTTTTTGCACCAGGACAGATTAAAGGCCGACGACAAAGACACCATTACGCGCGACTACAAAGACGCGCAGCGGTTATTGCAGTTGACGGCCGAAGGCAAGTTTAGCCTGGGCGGCGATGATGCGGTGGTTACCACGGGTGCCGGTGAGCCGGAGTTTACCCAGGGTAGCACGACGTTTCGTGACGCGTTAAAGGATTACTGATGCTGGATACCACTCTGATAGAACAACGCTTGCGCGATGCGGTGCCCATGTATCAAACGGTAGAGGGGGCAGCAGATTACGCAGCAGTGCGGTCGCTAAGCGATTTTCGTACGCCTAGCGCGTATGTGGTGCTGGCAGAAGAACGTGGCAGCCAGGATAAAACCGCGCGTGATGTGCAACAAGCGACCGCCGTGTTTGGCGTAATTACCGCCGTGCGTAACTACCGCAGTGGCAACGGCGAGCAGCAACTGGATGACGCAAGAACCCTGGTTAAAGCAGCGCGTGCTGCGCTGGTTGGCTGGGGCCCGCAAAGCCGCGAGTTTTTCGCCTGTGCTTGGGTGCAAGGCGATGTAATGGACTACGACGAAAACACCCTGCTTTGGATTGATGTGTTTGAAACCACTTACTTTGTAAACGGAGCCTGAAAATGAGCAAAAAACCTGACCAGGCAGAGGCCAGCGCCGCTGCTGTAACAGAAACCCGCGTAACAACTGAGCCGAAAAAAACGGCACCGGTTGTTAAAACTGACAACAGCAAGAATGGGCACCTGGCGGCACGCCGCGCGGCCCGTGCTAAAGCGCACAAGGAGAAAAACTAATGGGCGAGCGTATTTTTGAGCAGGATACCTGCGTATTGGCAGCCGTTGAAACCACTTATGGTACCGACGCTGCCCCCACGGCTGCGGCTAATGCTATGCGTGTTAAAGCTGACATGACGTTGTTAGATGGCGACCAGGAAGCGCTGGAGTTTGATGCCGGGCGCGGTGGTAGCAAAGGCAGCATTCAGCGCAACAAGCGTATTACCGGCACCTTAACGGCCTATGTGGCTGGCAGTGGCGCAGTAGATACGCCGCCGGCCATTGCACCACTGCTGCAAGCTGCAGGCTTAAAAGCCACCATTACCGCTGCTGAAAAAGTGGTGTATACCCCGGTGTCGACCGACCATGACAGCGCCACTTTGCACGTGTACCGCGGCAAAATTAAACACCCTATGGTGGGTGCACGCTGCAATATGGAAGTAAACCTGGGCACCAGTGCGCTGCCAAAATTTACTTTTAATAACCTGATTGGTTTGTTTGTTGACCCAACTCAAGCCGGCGCATTCCAGAACTGTGATTATTCTGGTTTTACCACGCCGATGAAAACTGATCCGGTATCTATTACCACTATGGAACTGTTTGGCCAGGCCGTGAATATGTCTGATTTGGTGTTCCGCCTGGGCAACAACGTGGTGTACCGCAGCGTTACCAATGACGAAAGCGTGCAAATTGTGGCGCGTATGCCGCAAATTGAGATCACCTTTGAAGAGCCGCTGTTGGCAGATTTTAACTGGTGGGAGCGGCTTTCAACATTCGGCGCCCTGGCGTACCAGATAGGCCAGGACGTGGTAGACGACGGCAATATTTTTGAGCTGGCAATACCTAACCTGCAGCTAAACAGCATTACCCCCGCGATAGTGGATGGCATTAGCCATTTACGTTGTGTGTTGGATGTAGTGCCAACTGCGCGTGATAACGACTTTGAAATGACGTTCCGCTAACTAACCGCGTTTCATTCCGGCAAGGATGCCACCACCCAAATTTGAAAGAGAGTTTTACATTATGAAAATTAAAGCATCTGCCTTAGCACAACAATTATTCAAAACTTTGGTGTCTGTGGTGTTTCCAACTGACCAGTTAAACGACAAGGGTGAAACAGTTTACGCCACTGCTAAGTTTGTCGGCCATTTCCGTGCGGTGCCGGTAAGCGATGCCCAGGCTGATATGGACAAGTTAAAAGCGTTGCGTGACGCCGGTGACCATGTAGGCATGATTGGCGTAGAAGCCAAGCGTGTTGAGCAGTGTTTTGTTGGTTTTGAACCGGTACCAGGGCAAGAGTTTCCGATTACCGACGACAACGATCAGCCGCTGACAAATACCCCTGACAACATCAAGTTGTTGTTGAATAGCCGTGAAGTGCGTGATGCGGTGCGTAAGGCATTTGAAACTGCGCGCAGCAGCGATGTACTGGAAAAAAACTTACAGAAGTAGCGCATTGGTGGGCTGGCGGTAAAGCCAAGAACGGCCAACGCTGTGCAGAAGCACTGCAGGCCGCCGGTGCACCGGCTGAAGTAATTGAAAAGGTAGCAAAGCAGCAAGCGGCGCTACCTGACATTCAGCCGGCTAACCAGTTAATTGTCAGCCTGTTTTTTACCTGCGCTACACAATGGAATTATGCCGGCATGGCTGGCGTTCGAGTGGGCCTGAACTACCCGGCTGTTGATGTACGGATATCAAAAATACCTGACTATGTTGAGCTGCCACTGCACCTGCAGAGTGATGTATGGCAAGGCTTAGCGGTAATGGAACGCGCCTGTTTAACGGTTTGGAGTGAGCAAAGCAATGAGTGATTTAGCGTTAGCCATTAAACTGACCACCGAGGGTGGCCAGATTGTTGTAAAAGAGCTGACGCACATTGGCCAGGCTGCAGGCACTACCAATAAAGAACTGATTAACACCGGCGCGGCCGGTACCGCCGCTAAAAAAGGCTTTGACGATGCCGCGGGCGGTGCTAATGCGTTAAACGGCTACATGAACACCCTGAAAACCACTGCCGCGTTGGTTATCGGCAGTTTTTCAGCCATGCAACTGATAGACACCGCCGACAACTGGGGCCAGATGGCGTCCCGTATTCGCCAGGCTACCGAATCGAGCGAAGAATACAACTATGTGCAACAGCGCATGGTGGATTCTGCCAACGACACCTACCGCAGTATTACTGAAACCCGCGAAGGCTTTGTAATGATGTCGCCCATTTTGCGCGATATGAACTACAACCTGAGCCAGAGCATAGACATTGTTGATAGCTTTAGCGCCTTGCTTGTAACCAATGCGGCCAACGCCGAACGCGGTGCAAGCGCCCAGGCTGCACTGACCAAAAGTATACAGTCAGGCAGAATTGAAGCCGACGCCTGGCAAACTATCTTTGGCGTAATGCCGTCTATTTTAAACAACATTACTAACGCAACCGGCAAAACCGGCGCAGAGTTACGCCAGTTGGGGGTTAGCGGCAAGCTAAGTATCACCGATTTAACCAACGCGTTATTGCTGGGCTATGAAGCAAACCTTAAAGCCGTTGAAGACATGCCAACCACGGTTCGGGATGCCATGACGAAGTTCAACAATGTATTTAGCAATTACATTGGCATTCAGAACGAAGCGAAAGGGACTACGGCCGCACTGGCAGATGGCATTGTATATCTGTCTGAGAACCTGGACACATTGGTAACTATTGCCGGTGGCGTGCTAGCTGCAGCAATAACCAGATATACAGCGTTAACCGTTATTGCTACTGGTAAAACGTTAATTGATATAAGCGCTAAACAGGCGGCAAGTGCTCAAGCGTTGAGGTTGGCACAGGCGCAAGCAATACAAACTAAGGCTACGCTGGTACAGGTAACTGCACAGTCAACTTATGCTGCTGGTAGCGCCCAAGTAATTGCGGCCACTGCAGCACATGAAGCAGCAGTAAAACGATTAACAATAGCGCAGTCTGCTCATGCCACCGTAGGCCGTAGTGTGTTGGGTTTGCTTGGAGGCCCGGCAGGTTTGGCGTTAATGGCTGGCGTAGCCGCTACTGCTTTCTTAACATTCTATGAGTCATCAGAAGATGTTCGGGCATCATTAACCGACCTGCAGCAACCTTTAGATCAGCTGATTGATAAATACCAGAAGTTGAACGACGATCAGCGTGCAGCTGCTTTGGTTAAATGGGCCGATGCTGAGCAACAAGCGATTGTTGATACAAATGTGGCGTTTCAAGACCTTATTAAGTCATTTGGCAGTTGGAAATTTACCGGGCTTAATACTGAAGAACGCAGCGGCCTTGTGCGGGAACTTGCTGCTGCTAAGCAAGCTGGTGAATCACTGACGCCTATCTTAAAACGGGTTGGAGAAGAGGCAGGAGTATCACCTAATACCATTGAAGACTGGGTTAAACTTGCTGGCAAGTTTGCTGATAATAAAGCCGCTGCAGAACAGGCCGCCAAGGCTATTAAAGCAGTTAACGAGGCAAGCGCTGCCCCTGCAGCAGAAGTTAAAGCCAACTTACCAACTGAAGAGAACAAAGAATTAGAAAAAGCGCTGCTGGGTGTTTACAACGCCCAGCTGCTTAATGCCACTGCAGTTGATGACTACGGCGCGTCGTTAGATGGTATTGATCTGGAGCTGTTTAAAGCCGAGTTTATCGCCGCTGCAAAACTGCCAGCAGATGCGGCAGCTGCCATTAAACGCTTTGCACAACAAGCCCAAACAGCACAAGCCAATGCAGCCAGCAATACCTACAGCAAAGAGCTGCAGGCACAAATTGCGCTGCTGGATATAAAGTTAACAAAAGGCCAAGCGGAGTACGAACTGCAAAAAGCCCTGGCACAGTTTACCGGTGCTGATCCTGCCCGCTTAAAGCAGTTAGAAGACGAACTGCAGCTACTGCAACAAAAGCAGGCACTGAGCGCAGACAGTGACACATTAGCTAACTTAGAAAAAGAAAATGACTTGCTCATGGTGCGCCTGGCCCAGGGCGAAAAAGAATACGAAATTCAAAAAGCACTGGCAGCACTTAAAGGCGCTGATCCTGCAGTGCTTGAAGCAATAGAAGCTGAACTGCGTTTACGCCAGGACTTAACGAACCAAATTAGCATTAGTGAAGAAATTACCAGTGGTGCTTTCAATAAGGCGCTGGATGAAATGTCGGCGCTTTCATCGGCTGGAAATAGCTTTGGTGATGCGCTAACACAAGCGTTTGGCCGTGTTGCGCAGCAGATTGATGGCATGGCTGCTGCTCAGGTGAACTACAACCAGAAGCTGGATGAACTGAAGAAAAAGCGTAAAGAAGTTGAAGCGCTAGAAGCTAATGACCCAGCCCGTGCTAAAGCGCTAATTGATATTAAGAACAAAGAGGCAGCGTTAACTAAAGAAAACTTCCAGGCGCAGCTGGGGCAATTCTCCGCATTGTCAGGCGCAGCAAGCCAGATGTTTGGCGAGCAGAGTAAAGAGCGGGAAGCGTTACATAAACTGGAAATGGCATTTGGTGTAGCAGAAATTGCAATGTCGATGCAAAAAGCCGGTGCCAATGCGTTAACGGCCATAACCAGCGCTTTTAGTGCGCCGTTCCCGCTGAACTTTGCTGCCGGTGCCGCAATGATAGCAATTATGGCCGGGCTGGGTGTATTCAGTGGCGGCAGTTCTGCCAGTGTCCCTAGCGCTGCCGATAGACAAGCAAGCCAAGGTACCGGCACGGTATTTGGCGACACTGATGCGAAGTCGGAATCTATCGCTAATGCGCTCGAGCGCATCGAGTCGCTTGAATTAGACCAATACGTTGAGCTGCGCGAAATTAACGCCAATATTAAATCGCTATCTGCCGGCATTGCTAACCTTGCTGTGTCGCTTGTGGGCAATTACGGCAAGTTTAATGAAGACAACTACGGCGGTGAGCTGGGCACGGTTAAGCGGTTTGGTAACCAGGCGTTTGTTGATTTTACCCATAAGTTAGATCAGCTAAGCGGCGGCATTGTGGGTGCTGTAGATAAATTCTTAGGTGGTGCGCTATCGGACATTGCAGGCAGCATTATTGGCGGCATCAGCAAAACCACTAAAAAGCTGCTCGATTCCGGCATTAGCTTTGATGCCCAGGAACTGGGCGACATATTAGCCACTGGCCTGGTTGAGGGTAGCTATTACAATGTTGTGGAAACCACCAAGCGTAAGCTGTGGGGCTTGAGCAAAAAAACCAAGCAAAGCACTGAATACAGTGAGTTGGACAACGCCCTGGAAGCGGAGTTTGGCCGCATTTTCTCTTCTATTGGTAACTCTATTACCGCAGCAGTGGACATGCTGGGTGTTGATACCGCCAAGCTGTTAGAAAACTTTGTTATTGACCTGCCAGCGCTAAGCTTTAAAGACCTGAGCGGGGATGAGATACAAGCCGAGCTGGAGGCGATATTTAGCGCCCAGGCCGATTTGATGGTGCAGTACCTGGTACCGGCCATTGGCGAGTATCAGCAGATGGGCGAAGGCTTGTATGAAACCTTGATCCGCGTTGCCCAGGAACAAGCGGTGTTTAACGCCCAGCTTGATGCGCTGGGGCTTGGCCTTAGCCGGTTTGGCGATGTTGCCGCAGAAACCCAAATTGCTATTGCCCAAAGCATTATTGAACTGATGGGAGGCATTGAAGAATTCCGCGATGCTACTTCACAGTATTTTTCTAGCTTTTATAGTGAAGCCGAGCAATTTGAGTATCTTAGTAAATCGTTAAGCCTGGCTGTTAGTGACCTGGGCGTTGCGTTGCCGGCCACCCGCGACGGTTTTAAAGATTTAATCAGTAGTATTGATATTACAACTGAAGCCGGTGCGGCGCTTTATGCCGCGCTAATGGCGCTGATACCGGGGCTGGATGCGTATTACAAATCGTTAGAGCAGCAAAAAGAAGCTGCCGAACGTGCCGCCGAAGCTGAGCGTAAATTAGCTGAGCAGCGCGCGGCGTATAACGCAAGCAACCAAAGCGAGTTGGCTCGTTTTGACATGAGCCCACTGCAGTTGGCGATAGACGATTTAAACAAATGGTACCGCGAAGCCGCTGCAGAAGCGCAGGAGCTGGGCGCTGATACGTCGTTGCTGTGGTCTATTTACAACAAGCGCAAAGAGAACCTGGCAGAAAAGACCCTGCAACAAGCAATCGACACAGCAAACAACGCCATGTCACGCTTAGTAGCAGATTATGCGCGGGCAAGCGATGCACTGCAAAGCACGCTGGAGCAACAAACCAATGCTATCAATGGCATGGTTAGCAGCATTGCAGGCACTATTAGCAGCATTCAACAGACGCTACCGGGCTTTGATAACGTAGCGTTTTTACGTGGTCGGGTATCAGAATTGGCGGGCGGTGTTGGCAGTGGCAGCATTGATGAGCAGTTAAGCAAAGCCGGCGAACTGCAAAGCGCAATACAGGCACGTTATAACGCTGAATTGGCAGCAAACCGCGAACTGCAAAGCGCAGCGCAAGGCCGTTATGATGCGCTGGCGGCGGAGCTAAGCACACTGCAAAGCGATTTTGAAGGCGCTGGAAACGCACTGCGTGATGCGTTTGACCAGGTTGTCGACCGTATAGCCGGCGCGGCTAAGTCTGTAGCACAGACAGCAACACAAATTCGTTTATCTATGCCCGGCGCCAATGCAGCGGGTTATTATGCCAGCCTTGTAAGCAGCTTACGTGGCCAACTTGGCGGCGGTGATATTGATAGCCAGTTAACGCTGGTTAGTGAACTACAAAACGCAATACAGGCACGCTATAACGCGGAGCTGCAGCAGCTTGAGCAAGTGCAACAAGTGGCTGATGAGCAGTATCAACTGCAGCTAGACCAGTACAACACGGCATTAAGTACGTATCGAGAGCTGGCCAAAGCGGCTGAGGCGCTACGCGATGCGGCAGCGGCCCTGCAAATTGGTGATTTATCGCCATTAACCACTGGCGAACGCCTGCGCGAAACCCAAAGCCAACTGCAACAAGCGATGCAGGCGGCGCTTAGCGGTGATGCCAACGCGTATGCCGATGTGCAGCAGCTGGGGCAGCGCTATTTAGAACTTGCCCGCGACTTTAATCCGGCAAGCTACCAGGGCGCATTTGACTACATTACCGGTTTGTTTGACCAACTGGGCGGTACCACGTTTAGCGAGCCTACAGCACCCCGGCCGCACCCGGATACAACACAGTTTGAGCAACAGCAAATTAGCCTGGCAGAGGCCGCACTGGCGGAGCTGGCACAGCTGCAGCAGTTTACGCAAGCGCTTGAAGCTACAGCGGCGAACACGTTGCATAATGATTTAACCGCGCTGGAAAGCACTTATAACGCTAATACTGCCGCAGTAAATGCCCAAATGCAGCAGCTGCAAAACGAGCTGGTGGCACTTGAGCAACAGCAAATTGTATTAGCCCAGGGCGCTATTAGTGAACTTGCTAGACTGCAGTCGACTGTGGCGGGCCTGCAAACGCTGGCAAATGCGGAGTATGCAGCAGGTGTTGAAGCATTAAAGGCGCAATTTGCCAGCGATTCCGCCGCAATTACTGCAGTATTTGAGTCTGAACTGGCTGCGCTAAAACAGTTAATGCCGGCTGAAACTGATCGCGTTGTTGCTAAGCTGCAAGAGCAGATAGACGCGATTTATAAAATGAGCACTGACATTACTGGTGCAATACGCGAAACGCCAGCAGCTGAAGTAATTGTTACCATACCTGAAATTAAGGTTCCGCCAATCACGCTACCGCCAGAGCTGTTTGACCCTATTACTAAGCGGCCACCAGACACCACGTGGCTAGACCCAACGCCAATTTTAAGCGATATACGTAAAGAGCTGCAGCAACAACGTGAGCAAACAGCAGATATAGCGCAACGCCAGCAATTTCTGCAAGAGCAGCAAAACCAGCAAATGGTGCAGCTAACAGAAGTAACAGAGCGTTTCGGCCGTGAAGTTGTTGATTTAAGTGCTGAGCAGCTAACCGCGAAGAGGGCCATTGCATGACGTATGAGCAATGGTTAGCAACGGCGGGGTTGTACCGCTGTGTATTAGTAGAGCTGGATTATATTGATGCGGGTACACCGAAAACTGCCTATTTCAGCAGTGCCGCGTTTGTAAGTGCAGGCACAGATAGCCCGGCGCATACAGCGTATGATCCGTTTGTTATCGGTGGCATGGACTTTGAACGCAGCCTGGCGGAAGTTTTTACCGGCGCGACAAGCACCCGCACGGCTGATGTGGAGCTGGTTGCGATACCCGCCACCGCCTGGTTAGCTGGTGCTAAAGTCGCTGGCCAACAAATACGTGTTTACCTGGGCGATAAAGCTTGGCCAAAGGCCGATTTTGGCCAGGTGATAACCGGTATTTGTGATGGCATTTGGCCAGATGCCAACAGTGTGCGGATTAAGTTTAAAGACATGGCCAAAGCACTGCAGCAGCCGGTATTAACCAGCCGCCATTCAAGCGGTGCGGCAAGTGGCGAGCTCAAACCGCTGTGTTTAGGTAGATGCTACAACATTAGCCCCCAGCTTATAGATTCCGGCAACCACATTTATATGTTTAACAGCGTTGCCAGCCAGGCGGTAACGGCCGTGCGTTTTAATGGTGATGTTGTTGCGCCCGCAGATTACACCGTGAATTTAGCCGCCGGTACCATTACGTTTAGTGTGTTCCCCATCGGCGACGTAACGATGGACGTCGACGGTGCAAAGATAGCCGGTACCTGGTTGCAATCTGCCAGCCAGATTATCGACTACTTGTGTGACCGTGTTGGCATTACTGCTGACATTAGCGGTTTGCAAGGCTATTTGCTTGGGCTGTATTTAACCGACGACACCCAGTTAAGCGCCGCCCTGGACGACATTTGTGCCAGCGTGGGCGGCTATTGGCTGTTTGACCGCCTGGGCCAGTTTACATGCCGCGCGTTTAACGGTGTGCCAGTAACACAAACTGCCGCCATTACCGACGACCAAAACCTGTACGCCAGCCGCCAGCCGCGCCGACGCATAACGCCGCTGCACGAGCTAACACTGGGCTATGCCCGCAACTGGACGCCATTAAATACCATTGCTGCCAGCATCTATGAAAACACGCCAGACATTGCAAAACGCCTGGCGGGTGAGGAACTAACCGTAACGCAATCGGCCCCAGCCGTGCTTACAGCGTATGCAGACGCGCAAACGCTGACCGTTAGCACACTAATAGTGGCGGAAGCTGATGCAAATACCGAAGCCAGCCGCCGCATGGCGCTAAGTGCTTTGCCGCGTTACGTGTACGAGACACAACAACTGGCCGCGCCGCTGCAATGGCAACTAGGCGATGGCGCGACATTACAAACCCCCGGTGTTAACGGCACCGCCGCAGTTATAACGAAACTGGCGGAAAACCCGCTAAAAGGAGTGGTACGCGTGGAGTTTTGGCAATGAGTAACGTTCGAATGGTGATCATCAATGAGTTTGATAGCGGTACCGTTGCGCAAAGCGTGGGTACAGCGGTTGCAAGCCTGCCTGCAAACAACATGCAAGCGTATAACAACAGCCGTATCTGGCGCAGCTTAACGGTGGCTAATTCAGTGCTGCAGGGTAATTTTGCCGACATTAGCTTAATTAGCGCGTTTGTACTGTGGCGACATAACCTGACTAACGCCGCAACCATTCGCCTGCAACTGTACGCCAGCGCAAACCAAACCGGCACAGTGGTGTATGACAGCGGCGACATTCCGGCAGTGCAGCAAATTACGTTTGGCGATTGGGATTGGCGCATTCAGCCAGTAGTGGCCAGCGCGCTGGATGATTGGGCGGTACGTTATAGCCAGCTGTGGTTTGCTGCAGTATTTGCAGCAAGCTACAAAATTACCATTAAAGACCCGTTAAACGCCTCTGGCCAACTTGATGCAACCCGCATTTACATGGGCCGCCATTTTGAGCCTGCTGTGAATTTCAGCTATGGCCGCCAGTGGCAGCTAGGTAGTAATACACAGCAGCTGCGGACGGACGATGGTTCACTGTTTACAACGCAATCGCCCACGTGGCGCACTAGCCAGTTTTCGCTGGATTATATAGATGAAGGCGACCGCGCAAACTTGATAAAAGCCCTGCGTTACGCCGGTACCAGCCGTGACTTTTTTATCAGCCTGTTCCCTGAGCAAGGCGGCCAAAAAGAAGTGGAAAACTCATTCGCGGCCAAGTTCAAACAGCAGCCGGTTATTACCAATTCAGCTTTCAACAATAACAAAGCGCCACTTAGCGTGGAGGAATGCTAACAATGCAAAAATTACCCGTACCAAATATCACGCTTGATACCCAGGACCAGGGCAGCGCATTTCAGACCAAAATGAACAGCCTGGCCAGTGCCTGTAAAACGGCTGTTGAGGCGTATAACAATCAGGTTGATGCAGCTGAAACAGCTCAGCAATACAGTGACGCGGCGCAGCAAGCTCTGCTGGATGCGGATGTGACGCCGGTGTTGCGGCGAATGAATATGTTCACAGATGAGATGCCCTCAATTAGTTTAGATTTTGAACATGCTGACTATTACGGTTATGTACAGGGTAGCGGCATAGTTACTAAGCAGCTGAGCGATCTGATGCAAACAACAAGGGACACGCCAGTTATTGGCCGAGGTTTGGCGGGATTTGAAAGTATTCCCGCAAACACTCCGATCATTGAACTTGACCCGGTTAAACATGCCGTTATCGGATTGAAATCAGCAGCAGTTAGGGTCAATAAATTATTAAAGTCTAATGATTTTGCCGCATCTCAATGGATTAAAAGTGGTGCAACACCAACTGAAGCGTCGACTCCACCACCACTTGTCGGTGCAAAAGTGTGGCAGTTAACTGAGAATGCTACTGCTGGTGGTCATTACATCAAGCAAGACGTTTTATTAGAGGCCAATAAAACCTATAGCATCGTAGTAGTAGCAAAGCCCGCTGAACGTAATGAAATAGCGATTCAAACAGCATCGACAGGTAAATGGTTAACGCCCAAAATTTCAACAATAGATTTATTGGACGCTACTGTTATTGACGGTGATGGCAAAACAGCGCGCTTGTATGATGATTTTGTTGAAAGCTATATAACTGCCAATTATGGTGCTGCTGCAGGTTACGGAGGTGCGAATATTTATGTATCAAAGGATGGGCAGACGTCATATCAGGGTGATGGGGTTAGTTCCGTTGAGATTTTTACGGTTGATTTAGTTGAGGGGTCTATAGCAGGGCCTCCGATAATTACGGACACAGTTGCTCTTGCCACTGCAGCAGATAGTCATAGTTGCGCAGTAACTCATAATGGGAGCTTTACGATTTACGGCGAGTTCGATCTAAGTGACTATCCGGTTGATACGTTTGTTGCTTTATGTAGGCTTTCTGACTCTGCTAATACCGCGACCCGTGGAGCTGCAATAAGAATTGGTCGAACGTTGGCCGGCAATTTAACGGCCGTTGCTGCGGCCAGGGGAGCTGACGGCATACTAACCTCTATACCTGCATCAAATCAAAACTCTATTGTTGTTGGATCAAATAAAATGGCACTGTCATTTGATTCAAGAACACAGCAATTATCAATATCTCTGAACGGTGTCACAACAACCGGAAACGCAGAGAGCGCTGGATTTTTACAAACCTATGCAACGCATATGTTTCCAATTAGTAAAGTGAATATCACTTCAAACAACACGAACCCAGAAACCGTTCGCTGCAAGCGCTGCATCTTTTGGCCCTATCTGCTTAGTGCAGAATCTAGAAACAAATGGACATCTATATGACAATCCGAATAGTAAATGTTGATGACAACGGTGTGTTTATTAACTCGTCACGTCCATTGCTTGGTATGGATAGTTTTGTCTCGCTACCACTAACACCTATTGAGCAATTTTCGGGTGCAAAAACATATTTTTATGTGTTCGCTGATGAAGAACAGGCAAAACAGCTGTTGAATTGGACGCTGGAAACTGGTTACCAACCGCAGTTTAAGGAGCCTAAATCAGTGCCTCAATCAATCACACGCCGCCAGGCTCGGCAACAACTGCTATTGATGGGTTTGCTAGATAATGTTGATCCAACAATTGCAGTAATACCAGATCAAACTGCACGACGCATGGCTGAAATTTACTGGCAGGATGCAACAGACTTTGAGCGCGATAACCCTTACTTGCTAAGTATTGCAGCAGCGCTTGGGCTAACACCGGAGCAACTCGACGATGCCTTTATAGCAGCGGAGGCGCTATGATTTTTTACGTCAATAAAATTAACGGCGTTATGATTGGTCGAAAAGTTCCTATGTTGCCCATTGCTGTAATAGAGAAACAATACAAAGGTGACAAAGGGCTGCGCGCGCATGAGATTGAACACATTAAGCAGTACTGCGTGTTGTTTGTTATCGTTGGTGCGTTAGGATCGCTGCTGACTAATGCTGCTATAGCTTTAGTCGCAGCAATGATGGCTCATGACGTGGCGTATACCGTAATAAGCAAATACAGATGCTGGGCGGAAGTGAAAGCATTTAAGAAGCAAATGCAATATGGCGTATCAATAGACAAAGCCGCCGCTGCACTTGCTGAACATTACAGACTCAAGTTGACAATAGAGGAAGCTAAAAAGCTGTTACAGTGATTGTGTATTTTGAAAAGTTGTTTCACTATGCGCAAGAATCAATTTTCGCAATTATCGCACAACAACCGCGTCAATTTTCGCGCGCCGCTTCATTATGCGTATTCTGATCAAAAAAGGCTGCTCATACACGATGAACAGCCTTTATAAAACGTTAGGTGGACATAACGCCTACCTAATCATTCGGCAACATGACATTACGTTGCTTTAGTTGCAGCAATCCAATTGTTCACCCGTTTTTCAAGTACGCTAAGAGGCAGTGCCCCGCCTCCCAATACCGTGTCATGAAAAGCTCGAATATCAAACTTATCACCCAACTCAGCTTTAGCTTTGCTACGTAATTCCAGGATTTTAATCATACCAATTTTGTATGCTGTTGCCTGACCCGGCCACACAATATAACGACGCACTTCAGAGATAATGGCGCCCTGGGCAATCGGTGTTTTTTCCATAAAGTAATCAATAGCCTGCTGTTCGTTCCAGCCTTTGCTATGAAGTCCTGTATCAACCACCAAACGCACTGCCCGCCACATTTCAGTAATTAACCGGCCAAAATCTGAATACGGGTTTTGATAAGCCCCCATTTCTTTAGCCAGTAACTCTGAATACAAGCCCCAGCCTTCAGAATAAGCAGTAAAGCCAGCTTGCGTACGGAAAGTAGGTACTGTAGTCAATTCCTGAGCGATAGAGATTTGCATATGATGGCCAGGATTGCCTTCATGATATGCAATGGCTTCCATCTCATTTTTTGGCATAGAACGCATGTCAGACAAGTGCGCGTAGTAAATACCGGGTCTTGCACCATCCGGAGTACCAGGGAAGTAGTGCTGGGCAGCGCCGGGCTGTTCACGAAACGGCTCTACCCGTTTTACCACTAAATCTGCCTTTGGCAAAATACCAAAGTAGTTTGGCAGTTGTTCGTTAATAAACGCCAGATATTTACGCGAATCTTCCAGATAGGCTTCACGGCCTTCGTCTGTTTCCGGATAATAAAACTGATCATCATCTTTAATAAATTTAAAGAAGGCGGCCAAATCACCTTTAAAACCCACTTTATCTTTAATGGTGATCATTTCTTTGGTTAAACGCTCGACTTCTGCCAAACCAATATTATGAATTTGATCTGCGGTTAAATCTGTCGTTGTAGACACTTTTAACCGATAGTTGTAATACGCTGTGCCATCCATTTGTTTACCGACACCGGTCGCAATGTCATCCGTGTTAACAATGTCCTGTTCCAACCATTGTTTTAACGCACTGTATGCCGGTAAAAAGTGGGTTTGCAACGCCGCTTTAGTTTCTTCAGACAATTCTTTTGCTTGATCATCAGTTAATTTATCTGCGTTAACCAGCGCGTCAATTTTACCCTTGGCATCACTCCACAACGGGACATCCTGTTCCGTATCGGTGAAAGGAGCACCGGTAATTAGGTTATTGATTTGCTGTAATACACCTTCGTAGGCAAAGCGTGGGGGTCTTACGTCTTGCTTAGCATTGGCTTGCGCCCTTTCCATTAGTTGCGTCAACGCGCGGCTAATGCCTTCAATACGTTTAACGTATGCCTGCATATCCTCAGCGTTATCGACTTTATGAAAATTTATTAAAATTTGCGGCAGTAAGGCATGAATACCCTGCATTTGGGTAAACGTGTAGGCATTTTTGCGAAATGCAACGCCCTCTTTGGCTTCTTCGTATTGATGTACCCAAATGTCGTAAGACGTTTGTGCCTCAAGATCCAGTTTCGCGTAATCAAAATTGGTTTTGAGTTCATCTACGCTTGCAGCTAACCAGGCTAGTTGCTTTTCTTCAGCCGCAACAGAGGTATCATCAACTTGATCGTATTTGTCTTTGCGTCCCAAAAAAGTCATTTGCAGTGGACTTTCCTGTAGCTGCTCTTCGTACTTAACCTCAAACCATTGGTTTAGTCGTTGCGTTTCAGATTGAAGATTTTCTTGAGGTTGTTCCGCTGCAACGTTTACTGAGGTAGAAGAAGACGTGTCCGGCGCTGGGTTACAGCCGGCAAGAACGCCGGCTACGGCCAAGGCAATTAACGATTTATACAT